TTCGTTCCCATAACGATCTATAGATAACACGAGTTGGATTGCCACGATACTTGCCAGGATTGATGGGTTTATACAATCCAGAGTATGCCATAAATATAGGAGGACCAACATAGGTATTTAGTGTGTCTATCAACAGCTTCTTAGCAAAAGTATCAGCAAACGGCGGAATGTCGTTTAGCAATAACTTTGTTGTGATGTTTTCTGGTATAGCTAATGACTATTTTGATGATGAAGAACTTGAATATTTTTGTGACGAAGCTCAACTACCAGGAGTAAACACTGCAACAGGAACGCAAAATGGTGTTTATCTTGGAGTAGGATCTGTTGATTATCCACATACTAGGATCTTTACCGAATTTCAACTTTCTTTCTTGTTAGATGCAAATCTTAGTATTTTGAAGGGATTGAATAAATGGTATGATGGTATTTTTGGTGAAGAAGAAAGACTAAACGGATCTAGTGCTCCAGTATCAAATAGAATAAACAGACTGAAGTATAGATCTGAATATGCGAGCACTATTCTAGTAACAAAAACTGAATTGGGTCCTAATAGTCCAACAGAAAGAAGACCTATTACATATGTAATGGAGAATGCATATCCATATGCTATTGATGCAGTTCCACTGCAATTTGGTTCATCTCAACTTATGAGAGTAACCGCTCAATTTAAATACGAAAGGCATTACACTACTGTTCAGGATATTCGTGGAGTTAAAGGAACTGTTTCTGGAATGGATAATGGTTATGATAAAGAAAAATCAAATGTTGCTACTGGAGAGATGAGCAAGACATCCAAGGAACCAATCAATTGGGATCCTAAAGTTGCTGCTGGTGGTGGAACACAACTGCCAATTGGTATCGAACAGGTAAATCAAGGCATAGCGTAGCAAAATTGACTTTTCAATTCCATGAAATGGGGAAAATTTTTTCCGCCAATTTTTGGTTCTAAAAGTCGCACTAAATATACATATGATCTGGTCTAAACATAATGGCATTACCACAAGTTGTCCTTCCAACGTATGAGTTGGAAATTCCGTCTAATGGCAAAAAAATCAAATATCGTCCATTTGTCGTAAAAGAGGAAAAACTACTTTTACTAGCATTAGAGACAAATGACGAAAAAGCGATTGAAGACGCAGTTAGAACTCTATTAAAGGGTTGTATTCAATCTCGCGTAAAAATTGAAGATTTGGCAATTTTCGATTTGGAGTATATTTTCCTTCAAATTCGTGCTGTATCAGTTGGTGAAATTGTTGAAATGAAAGTAACTTGTAAAGATGATGATAAAACACAAGTTCAGTATAATTTAAATTTGTCGGAAGTTAAGGTTGTAAAACCAGAAGGTCATGATAGCAAAATTATGCTTACCGATGACATGGGTATCATTATGAAATATCCAGCATGGGGAGAATTTATCACTGGATCGATCATGGGACAAGCACCAACAACTGATGGTGTTGTTGAAATTATTGCTAGTTGCATTGACCAAATTTTTGATGCTGAAGATGTTTATGATAAATCCACAACTTCTAAAAAAGAATTTGTAGAGTTTGTTGAGGGATTGACAAATTCTCAATTTGAGAAAATTCAGAAATTCTTTGAAAGCACCCCTAGATTAGAACATAAGTTTACAGTCAAAAATCCAAATACTGGTGAACCTTCAGAATTCACTCTTGTGGGATTATCCAATTTTTTCGGATAGCACTCTTCCATAATACTTTGGAAGGGTATTATAAGACCAACTTTGCTTTGATGCAGCACCATAAATATAGCTTGAGTGAAATTGAGAATATGATGCCCTGGGAGCGTCAAGTTTATACCAGTCTCTTGATGCAACACCTAGAACAACTCAAACAAGCACGAGAAGCAGCTAAAAAGTAATGGCACACGGATATCTATCATATCAAGACACGAGGGGCGAAGTAGATTGGCTTGGCAAGGTAATTGATCGTGTTAATGATTATCTAGAGAACCGCGAAAAAAAGGAAAAAGTCGCGGACATGGTTGCCGCGAAAGTAAATATATTAAATGATCAAAAAACACTCCCACCAGGAGAAACCCCACTATTAAGAGGAAGCGATAATCCATCACTTCCAGGATCTCCATTGCAGAAGATGCTTAGTGGATCTGCTTTACAGAGGTCACTTCCTGGTGGAGCAATGGCAGTCAATCCAGATGTGGTTGGTGGTGCTGCTACTCCTGGTGTTTCTCCAAGAAAGCGTTTAACAGCAGAAGGATTTGTTGGTGATAAAATTGTAGATATTGGCGCTACAAATCTTGGCGTTGAACGAGATCTTGGTGGTGACGATATGTTCGTCAAACGCCTCAATACCATTGACGATGGTATGGGTGGTGGGTCTGGCGAGGTAGTTCAAGCGATTGACAGACTAACATTTGTCACGATGAGTTTAGTTGCTGCTACAAAAGAGCAAACTAATCAACAAAAAATGATTGCTGCCGCTCAACAGCAGCAAGCAGAAAAACTAGCTAGGGATGCAAAATCAGCAGCAGAAGAAAGTGCTCTGGAGGGTGGTGCTGACTTATCTGGTAATTTGGCGTATGAACGTCTAGCACTGGCAGGTGGTGCTGCCATGGGTGGTGGCGGTCGAGGTGGCGGTCCTGGCATGGGCATCGGTGGCAAAGTTCTTGCCAAAAATATCATGAAATCTGCCACCAAGAGAGGTGCTGCAAGAACTGGAACTAGATTAGGTGCTGCTGTTGGCGGTAAGATGCTAGGTGGTCTTGGTGCTAGAATGGGTGCCAAGCTTGGAGCAAAATCAGTAGGAAAAGTTGCTGGTAGTGCAATTGCAAAGAGTTTAGGTAAGAAAATTCCACTGGTTGGATTGGGTCTTGGCGCTATCTTTGCTGCTCAAAGAGCAATGCAGGGAGACTTTGTTGGTGCTGGACTAGAATTAGCATCTGGTGCTGCATCTACAGTTCCTGGTATTGGAACTGCTGGATCGGTTGGTATTGATGCTGCTCTAGCTGCCAGAGATATGACAATGATGGCAGATGGTGGTATTGTTGATTCAGCTACAAATGCGATTATCGGTGAAGATGGAAAAGAAGGTGTATTCCCACTAGAGGGAAGTAGAGGAAAGAAAACTTTCCTTCAGTTTGGTGAAGGAATTCTTGAAGCGCAAAAGAGAAATAAAAAAGACAGTTCTAGAGTTCTTGCAGCAGGTCTTTCTGAGTATTATGACAAGCAAAGTGGATGGGATAAATTTTTGGATGGTTTAAAGTCTGTTCTTCCAGACATCTTCAAAGGACTTACGGATTTTAAATGGCCATGGCAAAGAGATAACCGAAGAAATCCTACTCCTAGCGGAGGTGGAGGTGGAGGTGGAGGTGGAAATATTGATGTATCTAAACTCGCTGGAGACACTCCAGAAGCAAAAGCGTGGTTAGCAGCAATTAATGCTACAGAAGCAGGCGGTAAGGATAGATACAACACACTAGTTGGTGGTGAAGTTGTTCCTGAATTGACACAAATGACAATGCAGGAAGTTTATGATATGGCGTATGGAAGTTCTATTGGAGAGGGATATTTACCAGAAAGATTTGGTGGTAGGAGAGTTACGTATGGAGCAGATTCACATGCTGCTGGTGCTTTCCAATTCCATCCAAAAACAATGATGGCAAGAGTAAGGCAAGCGGGAATGGATCCAGAAACGACTTTATTTACTCCTGAGAATCAACAAAAACTTGCTTTGGCGCATTTGATTAATCTTGGTGTTGATCCAAATAAAGCAATGGATTCTGCTTCTTTAGCAAAAGCGGGATCAATGGCAGGATGGCAAGGACTTTCTGTAGAAAATGGTCATATTACAGAATCTGGTGCCATGCAATTGTATGCAGAGATGCTAAGGAGAGCAAATGCTGGTGATGCTAACGGAATGGGTGATTTAAATCCACCAGAGACACCACCAGAAACACCACCAGAAACACCACCCGCAGGTGTTCAATCTTCTCAAGATATTAAACAAAATTTTGGTCTTAAGGCACACGATAAATTCATGTTCCAGCATGATGGTGGAATGTATGAAGCATATAAAACAGAGACGGGATTTGATATTTACAAACACGCTGGTAATTTAATTCCTCAAAAACTAGATACTTCTGGTGGTAAAAATGCTGGTGTTGTCCAGTCTTTAATAGAGGCTGGAACAAAAAGAACTTCTGATGCTGATAAACTATCTTCAGCATCAGCAGACACTGCAACTACTGTTGCTGCTAAATCATCTGAAGATGCAGTTGCTTCTGCTACACCAGCAGCACCTCAAGTCACTGTCGTTCAATCACAAGGATCTTCCTCTGGATCTGGGTCTGGTAATCAAGCTGCAGCAGTTCCTGCAGGTATTAGTTCCAGTGATACTGGAACTGAACTATTCCAAGCAACCAAAATTCTAAATTCATAATATCATGGCAGACTTCGGATCTTTTACAGACTTTCAACTTAAGAGTGTTAAGATTTATCCTAGAGGTGGTAGTAAACCTGTAGAAATCAAACAGTTGATTAATACTTTTAGTTATGTTGAGAGTGTCTTTGCTCCATTTTTATCAGCAACAATGGAAGTTGTTGATAGCGGTGGTTTGCTTCAAGGTTTGCCAATTCAAGGTGCTGAAAAACTAGAAATTGAAGTTCTCACTAATGCATCTGAAGAAGCAGTTGTATATACAATGGTTGTTTGGAAAGTAGGTAATCGATATGCACAAAATCAAAAGCAAGCATATACGCTTGGATTAATCTCACAAGAAGCACTTGAAAATGAAGTTAATCGTGTTCAGAGAAGACTTGAGGGAAATCCAGAATCAATTACTAAAGACTTATTAAACAATACAATTAAATCTGCAAAAACTGTATATTCGGAACCATCGTTGTTTGAAGTAAAGTTTTCTGCTAATAATGGAAGACCCTTTGACATTATTTCTACTTTAGCAATTAAGAGTGTATCTCCTCAAGCAAAATATAAAGAAGAAGCGACTAAGAAAGATCCAAATGCTAAAGAAGAAAGTGGATCGGAACCAACTGATAAAAAAGGAGGAAATAACGCAAAGAATATAACAGGATCTGGTGGATTTTTATTTTGGGAATCTAAACGAGGATATAATTTCTTTGCTATTGATTCTATGTGTGCTGATAGTGAGAGTAGTTTGAAATCCAGTAAGTTGGAAGATATTACTTGGGGACCATATTATGAGAAAATTGCTAATCAAGATGATGGATCGGATGACAGATACACAATTTACACATCCACATTTCAGTCGGAACTTGATTTGCTAACATCATTGAGGACTGGGAAATATTCTTCATTTATTGCATTCTTTAATCATAGCACTGGAAAATACGAAGAGTATATTTACAACATACAAGATTCTTACGATAGTATGGCACACTTGGGTGGTCAGCAATCAATTTCACTAGTTCCAACGGATCAAATTTCTGACTTGTCAAAATATCCAACAAAAATTATGTCGTTCATGTTAGACCATGAAACATATTATAATGAACCAGGAATTGCAGATCCAGAAGATCCCAATGCTACAAATCCAACATCTACTGCTGATTGGCAAAAGTTTTACGCAGCACAAGCAATCGCAAGATATCAGTTGCTAAAAAACCAATCATGTACTATAGTGGTTCCTGGTAACGTTGAAATTTGTGCAGGAGATAAAATTGACATAAGACTTCAGAGTAAATTGCCAAATGAAGAGGCAAAAGATGAAAATTATGATACAGAATCGAGTGGAGTATACCTTATTAGAGAGGTAACTCACACATATGACACGACCGTTGGAACAAATGGAAGATTTACTACAACTCTTCGCTTAATGAGAGATTCTTACGGAATGAAGGATAAGGTGTCAAATCATGGCACTAAATAATGTATACGGAGGTAACTAAACATGGAAAGCATCGAACAACATATTGAAGCAGACAAAGAGGAACTTGCTAATCCTCAACTCTCACCTCAACGCCGTCGTCATATTGAAGGCGAACTAGAAGAACTGGAAGCATACGCAGAGCGTCATCCAGAAGATCATCACGATCCCTCATCTCTGGAACTATACTGCGACAATAATCCAAGTGCCCCTGAGTGCTTAGTATACGATGATTGATTGATATGGATCAATTACTGTCACAGATAGTTCCATCCAATAGAATTGGCAATGACGGATTCAATTGGTGGATCGGGCAAGTTGAAGGAACCGCTCAAGATGAAAAAAACAACAAGGGTGGTTACAGATATAAAGTAAGGATAA